TACTGATTGTTCTGAAACATTCAATATCGACCGTGGTGTTGATAGTTTTGCAAAACGCAAAGATGGTAGTGAGTCTTTCTCCCGCAAAGTTGGCGATTTAGGTTTCTCTAATGTTCAATTGCGTGAGTATCTGAATTCAAAAATGTCTAATGTTGAATTTACCAAAAGTTTGCGTAATCTAATTTTGTTGAAAGAAAGTTATGTTTATGTTAGAAATAGTTCATACAACCGCATTGGCCGTCCTCCAAGTGAAAATCTTTCTAACACACCTTTGGTTCAGGCAGTAATTGCAGTTGGTTCAATTCTAAACAATTTTCGCACAACCAATAACCTTGACTTAACAAGTTTAGTTATTGTACATGATGGTGATGCCGATAATGCTTCTCAATATTATCTTGAAGTTGAACGTAAAGACTTTGATGGTGTTGTAGAGAAGAATATTTGGTCATATGGTTTTGATATTCGTAGTTACAATGTTGTCATTCGTGACCGCAAAAACAAATTTGAACATGCTCTTTGTCCTGATAAGACCAAAATTTATTCATATTACACCAATGAAGAATTGTTGCGGGCTGCTTTAGAATGGATCCGTGTTGTAGGTAAAACCAAAGTGTTTGGTTTCTTTATTCTTGCTTCTCGTCCAAGCCATACAAAAAGTGCAATTCGTGGCCGTTATTGTTTTGAAGATGGCACTACAATTGAAGAAATGCGTAAAATTAATATGAACAAAGCATTTGAAACAGAGAAAGCTTTGATTAAGAAATTTAAAGATGAAAAGTTCCTGATATCAAACACTAAAGGTTACAATTCATTCTACCTCATTGCAGGTGGTTCTGATTTGCAAACCGAGAATGAAGAAATTGAAATTGATGGAAAAGTTACATCAGGTAAATTAAAGAATGCCTTTATGAAAATGGCAAAAAAGAAACAAGTGAATCGGGTACTAGTATCCAAATTCATTCAAGGAATGGCAGTTTAAACTGTTGTTTTTCGGCAACACGCTGGTTGACAATTTAATCAGTTGTGTTATACTGTATGCATCTTATGAAATTTAGAGGTTTTTTGTTATGAATCGTGCTCAGAAAAAAGAAATGTTTATTAATGCTTTAGTACTAACTGGTAAAGACCAAGTTACTAAAACAGAAATTACAGAAATTTGTGAAAAAATAAATGTTGCTCATCCATATTGGTTTACTAATGATGAGAAAAATAAAGTTACTAGAGGTGTTTACAAAGTGCCAACAACAGGTGCAGTATCTACTCCTACTCCCGCAATTGCAATGGCTGCTCAAGTATTACCTATGACTAAACCTGTAGAAAAATCTGATAACCGTATACAAAATGTCCAAACAGATTTAGAATCTTCTGATATGATTCCTAAATCATATAAAAATTATGTGCCATTTGGCAACTTTGAAGATGTACTTGCAATTGTAAATGCACACCGCTTCTTTCCCGTTTTCATTACTGGTCATTCTGGTAATGGTAAAACAATGTCTATTGAACAGGCCTGTGCCAAAGCAAAACGCAAATTTGTTTGTGTGTCCATGACACCAGAAACCGATGAAAGTGATTTACTTGGTAACTATGTTCTGATTAATGGCAATATGGAATGGCGTGATGGTCCTGTTACTACTGCTGCTCGTCAAGGTGCTGTTTTATGCATTGACGAAATTGATTATGGTGCTCAAAATCTTTCTTCATTACAACGGGTGCTTGAAGGCAAACCATTCATGTTGAAAAAGAAAGGCGAATTGATTTCTCCTGCGCCTGGTTTTACCGTATTCGCTACTGCAAATACAAAAGGTAAAGGTTCTGATGATGGTCGTTATATGTTTACTAATGTACTTAACGAAGCCTTCTTGGAAAGATTCCGTACAACAATGGAACAAGAATTTCCTCCTATGAAAACAGAGCGTAAGATTATCGAAAAAGAATTGACCTCTGTTGGTCGTGCCGATGATGAGTTTGCTGAAAAACTTGTTACATGGGCTGATGTTATTCGTAAAACATTTGCAGATGGTGGTTGTGATGAAGTGATTTCCACTCGCCGTTTAGTCCACATTGTTGAAACTTTCGGTATCTTTGGTGATAAAATGAAGGCAATCGGTCTTTGTTTGAACCGTTTTGATGATGATACTAAGGCATCATTCCTTGACTTGTATACCAAAGTTGATGCAGGTGCAAATACCGAAACAATTCTTGCCTCTACAATGGCATCTGAAGAAGTTCCAGAAATTGATCCTGAAGAAGATGTTCCCTTTTAATTAAGGCAATGGTGTGTTATTTACCTTAAAAAGTATTGACACACCTTATTTAATCTGTTATACTTACACATGATTTGAGAGATTGAGTCGCCTCTCAGATATTTTTTTAATGCGATTCGTTTTATTATGGAGTCTATATGACAACAAAATCAAAAGTCCTTGCCTATCTTTCTAAAGATAGTGCATACAACACCTTGACAGCTGCTAAGATGCAGTCAGTTTTCGGTGTTGCAAATCCTTCTGCAACCATCAATGAGTTGCGTAATGAAGGCAATGCAATCTACTTGAACACTCGCATCAATGTAAGTGGTGACAAGGTTGCTTTCTATCGCTTGGGTACACCAACTAAGCGTATGGTTGCTGCAGGCATTGCCGCAATCCGTTCTACAGGTGAACGTGCTTTTGCCTAAGTTTTCTTAGGAAATTATGAGAGGAAAGGATATATATTGTATCCTCTCCTCTTTTTTTATTTTATGGGTACATTATGGAAATACAAGTTAAGTTAGAAGAATTAAAGCAACATAAATTATTTGTTGCTACTCCAATGTATGGTGGTATGAATCATGGGCTCTATATGAAGTCCTGTTTAGACCTACAAACAACAATGATGCGATATGGTATTGAAATTAAATTTTCATTTCTATTCAATGAATCATTGATTACAAGGGCTCGCAATTATCTGGTTGACGAATTCTTACGCACAGAATACACACACTTATTGTTTATTGACTCTGATATTAACTTCAATGCACAAGACGTAATTGCCTTGTTAGCACTTGATAAAGATGTTATTGGTGGTCCTTATCCAAAGAAATCAATGAACTGGAGTAATATTGCACATGCAGCCAGAAATCATCCAGACTTAGAAGCTAAGAAACTTGAATCACTTGTCGGTGAATATGTTTTCAATGTCGTAAAAGGTACACAACAATTTCAAGTAACAGAACCTCTTGAGGTTATGGAAATTGGTACAGGTTACATGATGGTGAAACGTGATGTATTCGATAAAATGAAAGTAGAATATCCAACTATCAAGTACAAACCAGACCATGTTGGACAAGCTAACTTTGATGGTTCAAGATATATTCATGCATACTTTGATACAGTAATTGACACCAAAGAATCTATTGTTGGTGGTGGTTCTGACCGCTATCTATCAGAAGATTATATGTTCTGTCAAATGTGGCGCAAAATGGGTGGACAAATTTATTTGTGTCCTTGGATGAAGACACAACACATCGGCAGTTATGCCTTTACAGGTGATATGCCTTCTGTTGCACAGTACACAGGAAAACTATAATGAACGATGATGTTGTTAAAGATTCACAAACTGCAACAACAGGTGGACGTAAATTTGATGGTAACAAACTAGAATATGGTTTGTTACCACCTCTCGCACTTGAATCAACTGTTGATGTATTAACATTTGGTGCTCAGAAGTATGAGCGAGATAATTGGAAAAGAGTGCCTGATGCTAAACGCAGGTACTATGATGCTCTTCAGAGGCATCTTTGGGCTTGGAAAAAAGGTGAGATAATCGATCCTGAATCTGGCAAACATCACTTGGCACATGCACAATGTTGCCTCATGTTTCTATATGAACATGATACAATGTATTCTTTAGATACAAAATAAATTTTTGGAGTTATATTATGAAATTATCAACTGAAACAATTTCAGTCTTAAAGAACTTCGGTGCCATTAATCAAGGCATCATGTTCAAAAAAGGCAAGACATTGAAAACAGTTTCTTCACACAAGAATATTCTTGCTGAAGTTA